ATGAAATTCTTCGTCGACACCGCCGACATCTCCGCCATCAAGGAGCTCGCCTCGATGGGCGTGCTCGACGGCGTGACGACAAACCCCTCGCTCGTCCTGAAGGCGAACCGGCCGTTCAAGGACATCATCAAGGAAATCTGCGAGGTGGTGGACGGCCCGGTCTCGGCCGAGGTCTCCTCCATCGACTATGACGGCATGATGCGCGAGGCCGCGATCGTGCGGAAGATCGCCGACAACGTCACGGTCAAGGTGCCGCTGACCTGGGACGGTCTGAAGGCCTGCAAGGCGCTGACCGACGACGGCGCGATGGTCAACGTCACGCTCTGCTTCTCGGCCCCGCAGGCGCTGCTCGCGGCGAAGGCCGGCGCGACCTTCATTTCGCCCTTCATCGGCCGCCTCGACGACGCAGGCCTCGACGGCATGCAGCTGATCGCCGACATCCGCCAGATCTACGACAATTACGGTTTTGAGACCGAAATCCTCGCCGCCTCGATCCGCTCGGTGAACCATGTCCGCGACGCCGCCAAGATCGGCGCCGACGTCTGCACCGTCCCGCCGGACGTGCTGAAGAGCCTCGTCAAGCACCCGCTCACCGACAAGGGCCTCGACCAGTTCGTCGCCGACTGGAAGAAGACCGGCCAGACGATTGCGTGAGCGGGGCCCCCTGCTGATCCTCCTCCATGCGTCAGCATGGGGAGGATCCAGGGCGCCATCTCGTCTCTTGTCCAGGCCCTGAGCCGGGACCCAGAGCCGTGGCGCATTCCGGATGGGGCGCTCACGGAGCGTGATGCGTCTTCCGCACGCTCGGCGCGTCTGAGTCCCGGCTCTGGGGCCGGGACAAGGAAGAAGGCGCGCCTTTTCGTTCGCCGGCTCGATCTCGCCGTCGTCGTCATGGCCTGCGATGTCAGACAGCGCATGCGAGAAGCAGGAAGGCGCGGAACGCCAGGCCACCGCTCATTCCGTAGTTTTCGGATAACCGGTCGCCCGGCGCCCCGCGCGCGGCGTTTCGCATCGGCTGCAGAAGCCGCGCTCCGACGTCGGGCGAACCGTCGGTCCGGGGACTAACCCGGGTTCCGGTCCCATTGCGGCGACTTGGCGGGTCCGGACATCCTTTCGGGACGTCGGCCCGGCAGTTTCGCCTCCCGTCGCGTTACGGCCCACTGAAGGGCGGCCCCGTCTTCACAGGGCGGGCGGCCAGTTTCACGCCGGGCGATCTCATCGATCTCACCCGCCAAGCCCGAAGGCGAAGCGGTCGAGACCGCGCATCTTGCCCGACGCCGCAGTCCGACGTCCCGCGGCCGAAGCTCCGGTGCTTCCAGCCGCTGGCGCCGCCCCCATTGTCGGCGGACACTTGAAACTGCAGTAGGCGGGATTAACCGGGATTAGGCGGTATTGCGCGGGAGATGCCGGAGTTCTGAGGACGTGCGCGGCGCTAAAGGGTGTCTAGGTCAGCGGCGGGCTTAGACAATTGAAACTGCAGTAAGCGGCCGATCTGGACACTTGAAACTGCAGTGAGCGCCCACCCCCAGCCGAGACGTCGAGAGAGCTTCGGAAGGCCTTCGAGAGCCCGCCGAGCGCCTCATAACTGAGCTTCGAGAGCCTTCGAGGAAACTGCACGGATGCGGGCGCACAAGGGGCAACCGGCGGGCCAGGGCAGCGTCGTAGAGGCTCTTCGCCGCAATTCGTTCATCTTGGCGCGGCCGCGAGGCAATACGCCTCAGTCCTCAACACTTCCGTGCCAGCTCAGACGCCGGCCGCAGGCGATGAATAAGGGGAGTTTCACGGGAGCCGGAAAGCTTTTGACGCGCGCCGATCCTACCAAGGCAGACGCCGCATCGGACGATCATAAACCTTCTTGAATAGTTCGCTCGCTTGCGCATCAGCCGCTGCTTTTTCGGTCGGTGAAAGGCGGGAGGCGCAGTAGGCATCAAGAAAACCAGTATCGGTGCTATCGACCTTGCTACTGCCGCTAGCAAGGATGACGAGACGCCATGCGCAGCCGAGCATTCGGTTCGGTTGGATAGCGCCGTCGCATCCGTCGACCAGACAGAACGATACGTTTCGTTGAGCCTGGTAATCGCGTTTGAACGCCTTCGGGATGGCTAAGCGCAGGCTGGCTGACGAACTTTTGCAGAATTGGTCGGGAGATGGGCAGCCTAATGGCGCTACATCCTCAATCTGTTGCGCTGCAGAAGGCGTTGCTACCAGACAAAAAACAGCGAGCAGACGGACGTTCATACTCGACCCTTCCCGATCAAAGCGAAGGCGTTCCAGACGACCATGCCTAATCGTCATTGCTCGAAGTCGAGAAGGACCAACTCGCGACGACGCTTCACTTTAAGGGCGACCTCACACTTGTCGACGTCCCGCTTCCAGCGCTGGTAATCCGTCTTCGCGGTGACGAGCGCCTGCGCGTTCCATCCATTGCGCATTGCTGTTGCGAGTGAGCCAGAAAGGATCATCAGTCCATTTACCGCCATGAGGCAGCCGTTGGTGATCACGGTCGTCATACCGGGCGGATTCTGGCCGAGCACCCTCGCGAGCCGGAACGACTGCGCCGACATTTCAGCGTCATCACGAACCTGGAGGCTAGCCATGATCAGCGGTTCCGCCGCCCAGACCGCGTGGAGCAAGGCTTGCGACGCTGCGCGCTCGTCGACCGAAGGCGGCGCGGCGATAGCCGTCGCGCTGTGCGCAAAAATAAGTACCGTAACTAAGTTGGTTCGAACAATATTGATCACAGTCGTCCTTTTCCGACAAGAGCGAAGGCGTTCCAGACAACCATTCCGATTACATGTAGTTCAACAGCTTGATCAGGCGTAAAAACCTCTTTCTCATAGCGAGGATTGTCAGGAATTAGTACCACCGTCCCGTCCATCCGAACCTGAACTCGCTTCACCAGCAATTCGTCACCCCGCCTTATGGCGTAGATGAAGCCGTTTTTTACTTGTCGGACGGCTGTGTTGATCAGGATCATTGCCCCGTCTGGTAGGGTTGGCTCCATGCTGTCACCGTCGAGTTCCGCCAAAGCAGAGAACTCTGGTGTTACGCCGATCCTGCGAAGCCATTCTCGCTTAAAGGCGAGGAACTCTGAAATCTCTTCAGACGGCACAATTGCGCCCAAACCAGCGCTTGCACGGACGTCATAGCGCGGGATGAGCGCGAACTCAGCCGAATGCTCATCGACGATCACAGAACTGTACGATTCTTCATCTTTGACGAGCCAGTCCAAACTCCTTTGGGTTGCCGCACTGATGGCCATAAGATTGTCGAACGATGGTTTGGTGCCGGTCTGGTACTGACGGACCGATGAGTCCTTTATCCCACAAATCCTTGCAAACTCAGCGCGATTTCCACCTGCGATCTCGTCGATAAGCGCATCGATACGGTCCGAGAAAGCCACCTTCAATGCCTCGTCGAAATCGCAGAGTTCTGTTGACCAAATCTCATAATTCTGCGATCTTCCCTCACGTTCGTGATTCACCTGCCGCAAAAAACCGGCCCTGCCAGGCCGGCTCTCCGGGAGACGAAGCGTGTCGAGGGGCAAGAGGAGGCCGCGCTGGGATCGCCATGCGATCCGCGCGGCCGTACACAGGGCGGGTTCGACTTTGTCGGCAGTCGCGCGAGAAGCCGGCCTCGAGGGAAGCGCTTGCCGCGTCGCCCTGAACCGGCGTCACCCGGCCGGAGAGGCCGCGCTCGCGCAATTCCTCAATGTCTCGCCGCAGATCCTGTGGCCGGGCCGCTATCCCTCAAAACCAGCTTCGCCCTCCGGTTCTAACCAGGAATCGACCTCGGCGCCGAGTCCAATCGGCGAGGCGCTTTAGACATGGCGCTGCGAGAGCCGCACACGCGCGACGACGCGCCGGAATTCGGCCCGTTCTCGGCCCCGCGCGACGATACGTTCCCGGTCGAACTCGTAGCCGTCGCCTCGATCGCGATCGGCCTTGGTCTGCTCGGCCTGCTGGCTCTCGGCGCCGCGATGTCGGGTCTGGCCTCGTGAGCGCGCCTTCGCTCTACCGCCAGCTCACCGCGCTCAACGCCGAGATCGAGCATCGCAAGCGCGAGACCGAAAGCGCAGTCCGCGCCGGTCGCATGAAGCCGTCCGAGCGCGCCTACATCATCGAGTCGCTCGAAGCAGCCGGGGACACTTTCCGCTGGCTGCTGCGCGTCGAGCCGCATCTCAAACAGCGCCTGTTCAACGACGACAAGCCGCCGGTCGGAGGCTGCTGGTGAGCGCCCGTCCAACTTCATGGCTTAAGGCGTGGCCCGGCGAAGCGCCGCGCTTCACCGTCGCGGCCTCGATCGACGATCTGGCCCCATTCGTCCGCTCTGCTGAAGACGCGCTCGCAGCTCGGCGTCCGTTTGTAGAGTTCCAAGCAGAAATAGCAGCGCTGCTGTCGCTCGGATCTCATCGGAAGCGTGCCGGGGAAGAGGGATGCTGAAGCCCGCTTTCCCAAAGTGCTCGATTGCAAGCGCCAGCAGTGCATCCCGCGCCAGCGCAGCGAAGCGCGCGCGCGTCGCTGCGCTCAGGCCTTCGAGCGCTTCGATCCCGCCGCGTTTGGCGATCAGCCAGAGCGCATCGGCCATCTCGATCTCGTCGCCGGGAGAGGCGTCCGGCTTCGCTGCGGCCGTGATCCGACCGACCAGCGGCATAACTATCTTCGCGATCTGCTCGGCGTTGAGAACATCGATCTCCGGTCGCTCGACGACAGGAAATACCCCCTCCAGGTACAACGCCCACAACTGCCGCCCATGCGGTTTCGCCATTTCCGGCTCCTCCGAATCGTTTCTCGCAAACTCGATCATCGGAGCAGCGCGCCACCTGCGACAGTGGTGGGGCTCGGGGGCTACCTCCCGCATGCCCTCTGGGGCGTTTCCTCCTGAACTGGCGGCCGGCGCTTCGGCGACCGGCCGCCTCTTTTCCCGAGAGACAGCATGACGTCGGCTACGCTCGACACCCTTTCGCTCGACCTGATCGACGTCAACGACGATCGCCTGCGCCCGCTGGACGTCGCCTGGGCCGAGGTGCTGGCGGCTTCGATGGCCGCAAAGGGGCTGACGCATCGCATCGTGGTGCGGCCGAGCGCGGCGGAAGTCGGGCGCTGGTCGCTGGTCGCCGGACGCCATCGTCTTGCGGCGGCCGGGATCTGCGGCTGGACGGAAATCCCGGTCGAAATCCGCAGCCTCACCGACGCGGAAGCGCGGCTCGTCGAGATCGACGAGAACCTGATGCGCCGCGAGCTCTCGGCTCTCGACCGCGCGATCTTCCTCTCCGAAAGGAAGCGGGTCTGGGAAGATCTGTATCCCCAAGTCGCCAAAGGCGGCGATCAAAAAGTCAAGCAGATACAACGTTCTGACCAAAACGACATTATGTCGTTTAGCTCAGACGTTGCCGATCGTACCGGCCTGAGCCGACGCACGATCCAGCGCTCGATCGCCCTCGTCGCGGACCTTTCGCCGGAGGTGATCGCAGCGGCGCGTGGCACCTATCTTGAGAACCACGCCGCCGATCTCGCGCATCTCGCGAACCTGCGTTCCGACGAGCAAATCGAGGTGGCTAAGGCGCTTTCGGCCGGCCGCATCAAGCGGGTCGGCGAGTTCCGCGCTCCGGCCGTGTTGCCGGCCGACGAACGTCAATTCAACGCGCTCGTCGAGGCCTGGAGCCGGGGTTCCGAGAAGGCCCGGCGCCGGTTCCTCGCGCAGATCGGAGCGGAAATCACCGCGAAAGGCGTCGCGAAGTCGCGCCTCGCGGTCGTGTCCTCGAACGTCGAGGACGTCGCCTAAGCCATGGCCAAGCGCGCGGCCAGATCCCCGGCAGTCGGCCAAGGCGACCTGTTCGCTCATGAGCAGCTGTTCCCGGTGCGCCGACCGGTCGACGCGCCACGCTCCGTCGACCTGTCGGTCCGGATCAAGTCCGGCATGGGACGCGCCCTGAAGGAATGCCCGGACAGCGCCAGCGTCGTCGCCGCCCGGATGGGCGAACTGTCCGGCCGGGAGATCTCCGCCGACAGCCTCTACGCCTACACCGCGCCGTCGAAGCCCGAGCATGACATCGGGATCGTGCGCTTCGTCGCCTTCGTGCGCGCGACCGGAGCCTTCTGGCTCTACGACATGATGGTCGAGGACGACGGTCTCGTCGTGCTGCAGGGCCGCGAAGCGCGCCTCGCCCAGCTCGGGCACCTTGCGCAGGAAGAGCGCCGCCTCGCCGCCGCGCGGCGCGAGATCGAGCGGGAACTGAAGCAAGAGCCGGTCGCGGTCGTCAGGCGCCACCGCCGAGCGGGAGACCGCTGATGCGCGAGTGGCTCGCCGTTCCCGACATTCTCGCGCTGAACCATCCGGCGTTACCGCGCGATCGCCGCGAACTGGACCGTATGGCCCTGCGCCAGGGATGGCGCGCGGATCCCGATCGCGCCCGCATGCGCCCCGGCGTCGGCCGCGAGGGCGGCGCGTGGGAGTATCACGTCTCGCTCCTGCCAGCGGAGGCCAGACCCGTTGCGCGGGAAGTGGGGTCCACCCCAGATCAAAATGGGGTCGACCCCATTTCGAGAGGGGCTTCGAACCCACTCTGGGAGCGCTTCGAACGGCTTTCGGACGATCAAAAGGCGGAAGCGCGTCGCCGTCTCGCCGCGATCGACACCGTCATCGTCCTGTCGAGGGACATGACGCGCAACGTGGCCGTCTCGCTCGTCGCGGAGAAATGCGGCTGCAGCGTCCGAACCGTTTTCAACTGGATCGAAGCCGTCAAGGACGTGGCGAAGTGCGACCGCCTCGCCGCCATCGCGCCTCGCCGAACCGGCCGGACAGCAACCGAGCCCTGTGATCCGCGCGCCTGGGACTTCCTGAAGGCGCTCTGGCTCGCGCCCGAGTCGCGCGTGTTCGAAAGCTGCGACCGGCGCATGCGGGAGGCCGCCGCCGAGCATGGCTGGTCGCCGATCCCCTCGCCCAAGACGATGCAGCGACGCCTCGAGCGCGAAATCCCGCGCGCCGTGCAGACGCTCGCACGCAAGGGCGCTGACGCCGCCAGGGCGCTCTATCCACACCAGACCCGTGACCGGTCCGTGTTCCACGCCATGCAGGCCGTCAACGCCGACGGCCACCGCTTCGACGTCTTCGTGAAATGGCCCGACGGGACGGTCGCGCGCCCCGTGATGGTCGCGATCCAGGATCTCTATTCGGGCGCGATCGTCGGCCACCGGGTCGACCGCAGCGAAAACTGGACCTGCGTCCGCCACGCGTTCGCGGACATGTTCGAAAGCTACGGGATCCCTGATCTCTGCTGGCTCGACAACGGCCGTTCCTTCGCCTCGAAGTGGCTGACCGGCGGCGCCAAGACCCGCTACCGCTTCAAGATCCGCGACGACGAGCCCGCCGGAATCCTCACCGCGCTCGGCGTCGAGGTCCGCTGGGCGACCCCGTATCACGGGCAGGCCAAGCCGATCGAGCGCGCCTTCGGCGACCTCGCCGAGGAAATCGCCAAGCATCCGACCTTCGCCGGCGCATACACCGGCAAGAAGCCGACGGAGAAGCCTGACAACTACGCGTCCAGCGCCGTTCCGCTCGAAACATTCCTGACAGTCGTCGCGCGCGAAATCCGGCGCCACAACGAGCGCCCGGGCCGCCGCAGCGCGACCGCCGCCGGGCGCAGCTTCGCGGAGACGTTCCGCCAAAGCGTCGCGCAGGACGGCGTGGTCGTGCGCCGCGCCACGGCCGCCCAGCGCCGCATGTTCCTGATGGCCGCGGAAGGCGTCACGGCGCGGAAGGGCAGAGGCGAAATCCAGCTCGCGGGCAACCGGTACTGGGCCGAGCAGCTGAGCGATGTCGCCGGCCGCAAGGTGACGGTGCGGTTCGACCCCGACGATCTGCTGCAGCCGGTCGCGGTCTACGCCATCGACGGCCGCTTCATCTGCGAGGCGCCGTGTGTCGAGGCCGAAGGTTTCGCCGACATGACGGCCGCTCAGACGCATGCGCGCGCCCGGAATCAGTGGTTCCGCGGCTTGCGCGAGATGCTGAACGCCGAGCGGAGGATGACGATCGGCCAGGCGGCAGACCTGCTGCCGACGCCCGCCCCGTTCGTGGAGCCGGCCTCGAAGGTCGTGCGCCTGGTCGCGAACGGCGTCCCGCAGGTTTCCGCCGAGGACTGGTCGGGCGCTGAAAACTTCGGCCGCGCCCTTCGCGGGATCAGCGACGCCGACATCCTTCCATTTCAGCGCGAGTGACCCCAGAGCGCCGAAAAGATTTCAGTTTCCAACAGTTGAGAGCCGCAACTGACATGAAAAACGCAGACACCAACAGTTACGCGACAGACGGTCAGGTGACCGATCCATGGGCGCCGCCGCAGGTGACCCCGCCGCGGGTCGCCCCAGAGACGGTCAAGCGCTGGCTCGCCGCGATCGGCCGCGCCTCGGCGATTGCCAAGGAGAAGGGCTGGTCGCGCGCCGAGCTGTCGCGTCGCACCGACATTCCGCCGGGCACGCTCGGGCCGCTGCTCGACGGCAGCTACACCGGCTCCTACGGCAACCAGGTCGTCAAACTCGAAAACTGGCTCGCGAGCCTCGAGGAGGTCCGCGATCGCGTCTTCGGCCTGCCGGAAGAGCCGGGTTACTTTGAGACGCCGACCTCCCGCGAACTGACGGACACGCTGCTCTACGCCCAGCAGATGCCGCAGATAGTGGTGGTGACGCTCGGCGCTGGCGTCGGCAAGACCACCACCGCGAAAGCCTACCGCTCGCGGCCCGGGGTCTACATGGCGACCATGCGGCCGACCACCTCCGGCACGCACCGCATGCTGCAGGAGATTGCGCATGCGATCGACGTCTCCGAGCGCTCGGCGAACAAGCTCGACCGCGCGATCGGACAGAAGATCAAGCGCAACGGCCGCCAGACACTGTTGATCATAGACGAGGCGCAGAACCTTAAGGACGAGGCGGTCGACCAGCTCCGCTTCTTCTACGACGAATATCGATGCGGCATCGCGTTGCTTGGCAACGAGGAAGTCTATTCGCGCTTTGGTCGGGCGGAGCCGCGGGACGGCTACGGTCAGATCCACCGTCGGATCGGCAAGCGCATGCGCCGCATGAAGCCGCAGGCCGGGGACATCGCGGCGACGCTCGACGCCTGGGGCGTGGCGGATCCCGAAGCCCGCAAGCTGCTGTCGGCCATCGGCCACAAGCCCGGCGCGCTCGGTCAGATCACCGAGACGGTCAAGCTCGGCATAATCCTCGCGGTGGGCGCCGGCGAGACGTTGTCGGCCAAACATGTCCGCGAGGCATGGGAGAACCGCGGCGGCGAGACGCTCGGGGTCCGGCCATGAGCGCGCCCAACACGCTGTCCTACGCCATCGCGGCGCTTCACGGCGATCTCGCCCGCAAGTCGATCGGGGGAACGGCGATTTCGGTCGAGGAGATGCGCGACCTCGCGACCTCGCTCGCCCAGATGGAGATCGAGGCGATCCGGCTCGAGGCGATCGAGATCCACGCGCGCAGCAGTCAGCTCGCCGAGAAGTCGCTCGCGACGGTCGCGACAGTCGAGGAGGCGCTCGCCGCGGCCGAGCAGGCTGGCTTGCCGCGACGTCGCCAGACCGTCGATCTCGAAATCCTCGAGGCGATGCTGCGCGACGACAAGGTCGTGATCTTCCCGGGCCCGGTCCGCGCGCGCGCCGAAGGGAGGCCGGCATGAGCGCGGCCGTTCCGCTGCTGCAGCGTCGCGAGGAAGCCGTCTGCGCGCCGGCTGGCGCGGCTTTCGACGCAGAGGCGGCGGCGCAAGCCATTCGACGCGAACCGGAGCTTGCACTGCAGCTCGGCCCCAACGGCGCCTATGCGCTCGCGAAGAGCCTGATCGACGCGCTCGGCGAGCTTCATGAGGTTCGGAAACGCGGCAATCGCTTCCGCCAGAAGCTGCGCCGCGCCATCGCGCAGCGCAGCCGCATCGACGCGGCGGTCGGCGACTTCCTCAGCAAGACCGACGCCATTCGCACGGTGCCCGGCGAGGAAGCCCGCTTTCTCGCGCGCGAGGGCCAGCACGAGGCCTTCACGGCCCTTCGAGCCGCTTTTGAAACCACGGAAAGGGAAACGGAATCATGACCACCGAAGCCATCGCGGCGCGGCGCGCGCCGCCCACCAACTTCGTCCCGCTCGAAATGCCGATCGAGCACTACAGCGGCCAGGAAATGACCCGCTCGGCCGATGGCGGCGTCACCCCGATCAGGACCATCAAGCCGCGCCACAAGCTCGAGGACCAGACGGTCCGCCGCATCATCGCCTTCGCGATGGAGATCAGCGCCCAGGTCGCGCGGTTCCGGCTGCATGCGATGGACGACGTCGTCGAGTTCCAGAACATTCTTGCGGACGAGTTCGGCGCAAAGCGTGGCGGCGCCAAGGGCAACGTCACGCTCAAGAGCTTCGACGACTGCCTTAAAGTCGAGGTCAAGACTGCGACGCTCATCACCTACGGCGCCGAGATCCAGCGCGCCAAGGAGCTGTTCGACGAGTTCGTCAAGGAGAGCAGCGACGGCGCGAGCGCCGAGCTGCTCGCGCTAGTGACCGGCGCGTTCCAGGTCGACGCGGAGGGCAAGATCAACCGCGCCAAGCTCGTGCAGTTGAAGCGCCTCTCGATAGATCACCCGCTCTGGACAGCCGCCATGGAGGCGCTGAACGAGGCGGAGCGACCGGGCGCGTCGCGCTCCTACCTGCGGTTCTGGTGGCGACCAAACGTCGAGGCGGCATGGCAGTCGATCACTGTCGACGTCGCGGCGCAGTGAGGGGGTTGTAATCATGATCGAGACCCTCGCCCTCGGGCCCGACGTCAGCCGCGTCACGGCCCAGCTCGCCGGCGACCAGGTGGTCGTGCTGGCCTTCGTGTGTCCATCCCGCGAAGCCGCGGGCCGACTGCTCGCCGGGATCGACCGGCGGTTCTCGCGCGCCGCGGCCCGCCTGAAGGCGCGCACGAAGGTCGCCGCCACGCCGGTCGAGCCGGACGATCCTTTCGCGCCGGGCAAGCCCGCGCGTCTCAGCACCTACGCCTGGGACCATGGAGAGATGGCGATCGACGTGATCGTCGTCCGCCGGGTCTCCGCCACGCGCCTGCTGGTCCGCACCCGCATGGGCCGCGTGGCGGAAGTCCACCAGGACGATCTTGCGCGTGGCCGGAGGGCGTCGTGATGGCCTGCAACTGCATCAAAACCGTCAACGAAAAGCTGCAGCCGCAAGGCGTCGAGCTCAAGACGCTGATCACATTTGGAGATGGCGCCATGGCCGAAAAGCTCGCGCTGCCGCTGGTCACGCGCTCCGACCATCAGAAGAAGCGCGGCGAACGTCTCCCACAGAACATGACCTTTGCGCACTGCCCGTTCTGCGGCCTGCGCTACGAGCCTGAGGGCGCGTGATGGCCGACGTTCTTGAGATCCTCGACCCGCTGCCGGAAGCAGGCTCGCGCCGCGAGCACGACGTTCGATCGGCGACCGCGAAGCCGGTCAGCTGCGCCCGGGAGCCGGAGATCGCCATCATGGACGCGCTGCCGGCGGGCCTCTCCACCGAACGGCGTCAGCGGCTCGCCGACGACATCCTGCTCGCGCTCGACGCCGCCGGCTGGCGCTTCGCCAGCAAGACGGACGAGCGCCTGCGGGTGTCGTTCCGCACGCGGCCGGCGGCCGAGGGAGGCGAGCTGTGAGCGCCGTTCGCCCGATCCGCGCGATCGCCCTCGGTGACCTTACGCCCGGCGGCGCGGACATGCCGGAGCCTCGCTTCGAGCGTGCCGATCCGAGGACGTTGCTGGTTGATAGCGCCTATCAGCGGGAACTCTCGACACGCTCGATCAAGCTCATCCAACGGATTATCGAGACCTGGGACTGGAAGCGCTTCAAGCCGCCCGTGGTGGTCGAGATCGACGGCGCACTGCATGTGATCGACGGCCAGCACACGGCAATTGCGGCCGCTTCGCACCCGTCAATCGAGACGATCCCGGTGATGGTCGTGGTCGCCGAAGAGCAGGTCGACCGCGCCAAGGCCTTCATGGGCCACAATCGAGATCGCGTGAATATTACCACGACCCAGCTGTTTCACGCTGCGGTCGCTGCGGCCGATCCGGACGCGGTTACGGTCGCTCAGATCTGTGAGCGGGCCGGCGCTCGGGTTCTGAGAAATCCGCCGCCGAACGGTTCCTATGACGTGGGCGACACCGTCGCGGTCCAATCGCTGCTGACGATGGCGAACAGGCTGGGCGCGCTCAAGGCTCGGCAGGTGCTGCAGGCGCTTGTCGAGGCCAAGGCGGCTCCGATCTCGGCCGACTTAATCAAGGCTGCGTCCGAGCTCGTGGCGGCCCCGGAATACGCGAACGAGATTTCCCTCGAGCAGATCACCAACGCGGTCCGCTCGCTTGGCCCTCGCGCCGAGACGGAAGCCCGCCAGCTCGCCGCCGCAAAATGGATGCCGCGCTGGCGCGCGCTCGCCGTCGTCATTTTCAGGAGCAAGGGCCGTGGATCACGCAAGCCGGCTTGAGATCGTCGAGGCCGAGAACGACGAGCTGCGCGAACGCGTCGTCCAGCTCGAAGAGTTGCTCGGCTTCCGCACGCTGACGCCGATCGAATGGGGCCTCACGCCGAAGCAAGCGAGCGTCCTCGGGTTCTTGCTGAACCGACCGATGGCGACGAAAGACGAGCTGATGACGGCACTCTACGCGCTCGACGTCGACGACCCGCCTCACCAGAAGATCATCGACGTTTTCGTGTGCCATCTGAGGCGGAAGCTTCGGCCTTTCGGGATCGAGATCAGAACCGTCTGGGGACAAGGTTACGCCATCGACAGGCCGCAGCGCGACGAGCTGAAAGCACAGCTTGGAGCGGCCGCATGAGAAGCGACCTCGTCGACCTGCTGATCTGCGTGCACGTCGAGACTGCGAAGGCGATCCTCGTCAGCGACGACGGCGATCGCGACAAGGCCGTCTGGCTTCCGCTCTCCCTGGTCGAGATCGAGCGAAAGCCGGCGCTCGGCGCTGACGTCGCTGAGATCACGCTCCCCGAGCGCGTCGCGCGCGAAAAGGGGCTGATCTGATGGAGCTCGTCCTGGTCTCCTGCCTGATCGGCGCGCCAGCGGACTGCCGGGAAGAGCGGCTGTTGGTTTCGGCGAGCGCGATCGCGCCGATGGCATGCCTCAGCGGCGCGCCGGCGGCGATCGCCGAATGGGCCGAGGAGCATGCCGACCGCGCCGTCGCGCGCTGGCGCTGCGAGAGCGCCGACCGGAGGGCGCGCAGGTGATCGAATTCGCACGCGCCAGCATGGCGACTAGTGGCGGGGGCACGCCCCCGTCAGAGGACGTCCGCGGGGAACAGCGCCAACCGAGCCCCGCCCGACAGGATACTGATTACCGCCGGCCCCGCCGCTGCTGCGCAGCACGGACGAGTGTCGGCCTGTCCTGGTTACCAACGCGTGGAGAAAATTCAGTGCGGCTCCTGCCGCGCGCTGTTGTTTCGTGCAGCTCCCGGAGCAATCGCCGGCGTGCTAGAGATCAAGTGTCGCCGCTGCGGCGCCATCAACCATTTGAGGCCTTCCGAGCCCACCCCCGAACGCCGCGAGCGTCCTTCAGGTCGCTCGGCATGCGCTCCGTCACCATCGGCTCCGCCATCCTCCAGGAGGGCGACGCCCTCGAACTCTTGAGGGCGCTCGCGCCCGGATCAATGGGCGGGCTGCTCGGGGATCCGCCCTACAGCTCGGGCGGGGCGTTCCGCTCCGACCGCGCGCAGCCCACCTCCGCCAAATATCAAAGCTCCAGCGATCGCGGGAAATACCCTGAGTTTCAGGGGGACACCCGCGACCAGCGTTCTTACCTCGCCTGGTCGACGCTCTGGCTGGCGGCCGCCCGGCGCGCCGTGAAGACGGGCGGCATCGGCGGCGTCTTCACCGACTGGCGGCAGCTCCCGATCACGACCGACGCCTTCCAGGCGGCCGGCTGGGTCTGGCGCGGCATCGTCGTCTGGGACAAGACCGCCGCCGGCCGGCCGCAGCTCGGCCGCTACCGCAACCAGGCCGAATACGTGGTGTGGGGGACCAACGGCGCGCGGGCTTTGAAGGGCCCGATCGTCGACGGCGTGTTCCGCCACCGCGTCCCGATGAAAAAGCACCACATTGCCGGAAAGCCGGTCGGGCTGATGAGCGACCTGCTCGCCATCATCGACGGCCCGGTGCTCGATCCGTTCATGGGCTCCGCGCCGATCGGGCTCGCCTGTCTCGAGGCCGGCCTCGGCTATGTCGGGATGGAGGCGGAGCCGGCCTATTTCGACATCGCTTTCGAGCGGATGCGGGAGGCCGCGGCCCAATGAAGGTCCGTAGAATCTTCTGCAATCAGCCGAACTGCAGCGGCCTTATGCGTCTTAAACCGCCACGACTTTTGGCGTGCGAACGTTGCGGCTACCGCCGCGTCTGGGAGCGGACGCCGTGCTTCGTTCCCTTCTGCGGACGCACATTCAAGTGCGACGGCTGGGACATAAACGAAGAGGTTTGTTGCGGCGAGCACTGGCGCACTGCGCCCGAACAGCTGCGCAAGGAACACGCGCGTTTCCGCCGCCGCCATCGGCTCAATTACCGCCTCTGGCAAGAAGCGCCGGAGGGTTCGGAGGCTCAGGCCGAAGCGGCCGGCCGCTGCGATGCAACGTGGGGCCTCTGTCACGATCTGTGGCTCGTCATCCGATCCAGGATCCTTGAAGCGGCCGGGGTGATGACGTGACCCAGCGCGCCTCCACCGCCCAGATCCGCCGCATCCATGTCCTCGCCCGCAACGCCGGCCTCGACGAGGACACGCGGCGGGACCTGATGCAGCGCGAGACCGGCCGGCGCTCATCGAGCGAGCTCGACCTTCGCCAGGCGATCAAGGTGATCGACGTCCTGCAGAAGCTCCCGGGCGCGCAAGCGGCCCCGGCCAGGCGGAAGGTGGGCGGCGCGCTCAAGCTCGAAGGACCCTACGTGGCGAAGATCCGCGCGCTGTGGATCTCGGGCTGGCATCTCGGCGTCGTTCGCGAGCGGTCCGACACGGCGATGGTCGCCTTCATCGAGCGCCAGACGCACATCCAGAACACCCGCTGGCTGCGCGACCCGGCCGACGCCCGCAAGGTGATCGAAGCGCTGAAGAGCTGGCTCGCGCGCGTCGCCCACGTCGACTGGTCCGGCGCCGAGGATGACGGCGGCGCCGACGCCAAGCGGGCGGTCTATCTCGCGATCCGCCGGGCGCTAACGGCCGCCGGCGTCGATCCTCACTTCGCCGAGTTTCCCGGGCGCAGGTTTCTGGCCGCCGACCCGCGCTCGCTCGACGAGCTCACACGGGCGGCGAGCGAGCGCTTACGGCGCGCGCGCGCCGAGGCGGGGGCATGAGCCGTCATGCCCACCTCGCCCGCCATCCTGGATCTCCGGCGGCGCATTCAGCGCAAGCGGGCCGACGGCCGACCGGTGTTCGTGGACGTGATCCGGCTGCAGGCGCTCGTGCACGCCGAGCTGCAGGCGTCGATCGAGACGGCCGAGATCGAGCGCGCGCGCGATCGGCGGGAGCCGGGATCGTTTCAGAGGGAGCTCGAGCTTGATGAGTGACGCACGTTCGAAGGTCCGCGCTCCTCATCTTGGTATTCGCGGCGAGCGCGAGGTCGATGTCGGCCCGCAGTGGGCCGTGTCGGATCACGCTGTCGTGCGCTTTCTCGAGCGCGCGTGGGGCCTCGACGTCGATGCGATCCGGAAGCAGATCGCTGACGCAACCGCACGCGGCAGGGAAGCGGGACAGATCGCCGGCCACGAGCGTTTCGTGGTCGTCATCGGCGAGCTGCATTTCGCTATCAAGGACGGCGCCGTCGTCACCACGAAACGCGCGCGCCGGCCGCGCGCCTGCCGCTTCGGCAAGGGCGGACGGCGATGACGCTGCCGCGCGGCGCCCGCTCGATCATGGCCAGCCGGCGCGAGCCGCCGACCTCGCTCGACTTCTTCCCGACGCCGCCCTGGGCGACGCGGGCTTTCGTCGAATTCGTGCTGACGCCGGCGCTCGGCGGCGATCACGAACCTGCCGATCTGATCGGGCGGGATCCGTGCTGCGGCGAAGGCCACATGGTTGAGACGCTCAAGGAAAACCTCTGCAGCTGCCAAGGCAGCGACGTCTTCGACTATGGCCGCGGCTACGAGGTGCTCGACGCACTGGAGCCGCAGGCTTTCGGGCGACGCTGCGACCTCGTGGCGATGAACCCGCCCTACAACATCGCGCAGAAGCTGGTCACGGCGGCTCTCGAGGCAGGCGAGTTCGGCGAGCTGTTCTGGGTGTTCGCGCTGGTCCGTAGCGCTTGGCTCGAAGGCGAGACGCGCTTCGAGCAGCTGTTCTCGAAATCGCCGCCCGACATCTACGCGCCCTATGTCGAGCGCGTCCCGATGTTCCGCGGCCGTTACGACCCGAAGGGGCGTGGAGCCACGGCCTATTCGTGGATCGGTTGGACGGGCGGCCGGCGTGGGTATCTCGCCAAGCCGGTCACCTTCATCCCGCCATGCCGCAAACGGCTGGAGACGATCGAAGACATCCGCCGCTGGTGCCCGCCAGCCGACGCTCCTCTGTTCGAGGGGGTCGGCGCTTGAGCTTTTCGTGGCTGCCCCCGCTTTTGCGCGACGTCGCCGAGGCCGCCGGTCTCGACGCGGCGCTGGCGCTGGCGCGGGCTGCCGGCGGCCGGCGTGTCTCGATCCCCGCGCGCGCCAAAGACGGCCACTGGCTCGTCCAGGCGGTCGGCCGGGAGGCGGCCGACCGGATATGCGCGCATTTTAGAACCCTTGATCCAGACGATCGCGAGCGCGGCGCGCGGCAGATCGTGGTGCCGGTCGGTCCCGAGGGCGTGATGGAAAGGGCAAAGCGCCAGCTGCGAGAGAAACTCGCGTCCGGGATGGCGCCGCGGCAAGCGGCCCGCGAGGCGGGTCTCCATGAGCGCACCGCTTGGTACGCGAAAGCGCGGATGCGCGCGGCGACAGAGCCCGATCCCACGCGTCCGACGCTGTTCGAGGCCGGGCTCGAACAGCCTTCGAAGCCTGTTCGAAAGCGCTCTCGGGGCTGAACCCGTTCAGCCCCTGAAATCCCGGCTCGCAAAGGGATGGTGGCCGAAGTCGGACGCGAAACGCGCCGCTTCGTCAAGCCGCTAACCCGATACAGCCCATGATCGACAACCTCTCCCTGCAGCGCGCGCTCGCCAATGAGCGCCAATACGCCGGCGCCGTCGACGGCGACGTGGGCCCCGAAACTGAGGCCGCGATCGCGAACTTCGTGATCGCCAAGCTCGGCGCCGCCGGCGTGCGCGGCTGGGCCAAGGCGCGACTGCGGGTGGCCGCCGAGCAGATCATTCTGCAGAAGCTCGCGTTCTATCCCGCGATGAGCGCGATCGACGGGCTGGTCGGCCCGAACACGCGTGAGGCCTGGGAGCGGTGGCAGAACGCGCAGCGCGTTTCGAACGTGCCCGCACCGGTGGCGGCGCTGCTCACCCCTACGGCCAAGCCGTCTGCGGCGGCGGCGGTCAAGAACAACTGGCCTACGCAGGGCGGCGTGCCGGGCTTCTACGGCGCCGTGAACACCAGCCAGACACAGATCGCGCTGCCGTTCCCGATGAAGCTCGCATGGGACAAGACGAAGACGGTCTCGCGCATGACGCTTCATACGAAGGTCGCGCCGAGCGCGCTGCGCGTCCTCAACCGGTCCAAGGATCACTACGGCGAAACCGGCATCCGCGAACTGGGGCTCGATCTGTTCGGCGGCTCGCTCGCGGTCCGCAAGATGCGTGGCGGCTCGTCCTACTCGATGCACTCGTGGGGCATCGCGATCGACTTCGATCCCGAGCGCAATCAGCTTCGCTGGGGTCGGGACAGGGCGCGTCTCGCCAAGGATGACGCCGTCCGCTTCTGGCAGTTTTGGGAGGAAGAAGGGTGGGTCTCGCTCGGCCGCGCTCGGAACTACGATTACATGCATGTCCAGGCGGCGCGGCTTTGACCGCGGCGATGCTGATCGCTCGCGGGGCGATCGCCCGGACGCTCGACGCGCTGGTGCTCTGGTCGGTGAGCTTCGTCCATTCGTTCTTCGATCACCGCCAGATCCGAGGCGTCGATTTCGGTTTGATGGTGATCTCGGCGGGCTGGGTCTGGGCGATCACCTTCAATCCGGAGGTGATGGGCAGATTGGCGCTGGTCGGCGTTTCGTTTCTCACGCAGCAGGCGATGGTCGGCCTGTTCGCCGGACTCGCGATCTGCCACCTGGTGGCATATCTGCAGCCCGAGGCGCGCACATTTCGATCGCTTGTTCTGTGGTTCGGAGGCTCCGTCTGGCTGCTGATCGGCAGCTTCATGGCGCGGGCGGTGACCACAGGCGGCCCGACCTATCTCGTGGTCGGCTTCGTCGCCTGGATATCGGTGATCCATCTGTATCGGCAGAGGACTTAGGCCCGTGGAAGGGGCGCCCGCCGGGGCCGACACGGAGGCGCTGCAGAATATCGCGAACGCGTTCGGCGTGGCCGGGCCGATCTGGCTGAGCGTGATCGGCGGCGTCGCCGGCCTCGTCATAGCGATGCACAAGGCCGGGTGGCTGTCGTGGCTGACGCGGGCGAAAACCGAGGTTCAGGTCGAGGACTTTCAGGCCAGCATGCTGGCGGCTCTCACGGCGTCGCAGGCGCGCGAGGATGCGCTCCACGACCGCCTCGCCTCCGTTACCGACCGTTACGACGCGCTACGGGAAGAAGTCCACCAAAGCCGCTTCGACACCCACATGCTGCGCCAGCAGATGAAGATGTTCCTCGCCGGCGTCCGACAGGTGAAGGCGGGCGCGCTGCCGATCGACGCGCTGCTCGAGGTCGGCCTGGAGCCCGACGCGGGCGCGCAGTCATGACGGCGGCCGAGATCACAACGATCGACGCCGATTTCGGCGTCATCGCCTTCGTGCTCTTCATCGTGTTCGCATTCCTGTTCCTCGGGATCTGGGGCGTCGCGCAGAAATCCGCCTCGAAGGCCGATGTGGGCAATCTCGAGGTCAAGGTCGCGCTGCTCGAGTCCAAGATGGACACGACCGACAAGCGCGTCGTCGACGTCGAACGGGCGATCTCGCACCTGCCGACGAAAGACCACGTCCATGCCATCGAGGTGCGCGTCGAGCGCATCGCGACCGCGCTCGAAAGCGTCGTCCGCCAGACTCACCTCATCTACGAGTTCCAGATGTCCGAAGCGAAGAAGAGGGACGAGGCCACGACATGAAGCCTTTCGCCGAACTCGCGCGCGAAGAGGCGCGCCTCGTCATGCTGCAGGAGCTGAAACGCCAGGTGAACGGCCGCTTGCCGGCTCGCATGTTCCGCGACGTGCTCGAGCTGAGCGGCCACATGCAGACGCATGACTGGATCCGGACCGAGCTGCGCGGGTTGGCCGAGCTCGGCCTGGTGAGGCTGATTGCGGTCGGCGACCAGCCCGAGTTCTCCATCGTCGAGATCACCGACCGGGGCGAGGACTTCCTCGCGCGCCGGATCGTGGTCGAGGGCGTCAAGCGCCCGGACTTCGGGAGCCGGCTGTGAGCGCGGCCGATCCGGACGAGGTCGCCCGGGACCAGCTGACCGCTTTCGTCGAACGCATCGAGCGGCTCGAGGAGGAAAAGAAGGGCGTGTCGGACGATATCGCCGAGGTCTACGCCGAAGCCAAGGGCAACGGTTTCGACGTCAAGGTGCTCCGCAAGGTCATCGCCGTGCGCAAGCAGGACGTCTCGGAGCGCGCCGAGCAGGAGGCGATCCTCGACCTCTACCTCTCCGCGCTCGGCATGCAGACGGACTGACGCCATGGACGGCCGCCGCGATCGCCTGTCTTCGCTCGACCTCGTTCCGGACCACGCGCAGGACGACATCGTCTGGGCGGTGCGCGAACTCAATCAGCGGCGCCGCTCCAACAACGACATCCTGTTCGAGCTCAATGACCGGCTGGAAGTGAAGGGCGTTCCGCCGATCTCGAGCTCGGCTTTCAGCCGCAAGGCGGTGCGGCTGAGGGCGCTCCGCCAGCGCATGGAGACCGCCCGCGAGGTGCTGGCCGGCGTCTCGGACCTCACCGCCAGCGACGTCGATGAGCAGACGGTGAAGATCGGCCACGTGATCATGATGCTGATCGGGGAATTGACGGCCGATGGCGCGGACAGAACCCCGACGGAACTCCGAGAGATTGCGAACGCCTTCAAGTCGATCGCCACCGGAACCAAGGTTTCGGCCGACCGACGTCGCAAGCTGGAGGACGCCGCCGACGCCAAGGCCGCGGCGAAGACCGCCTCTGCGGTCGACAAGGTCGCCAGGGAAGGCGGGCTGTCGGCCGACGTCATTGCGCAGCTGCGCCGCGAGTTCCTCGGCGTACGCGCCACGCCGTCGGCAGGCCCGTCCGATGGCGCCTGATCCCGAGCGAGCGGCGGGTCCCGCGGTGCTCGACCGCGATCCGGCCCGGCTGCCGGATGAGTTGCCGCGCGGCGCCGAGATCCCCGACGATCTCGATCCATTCGGCCACGGCGTCCTCATGCGCCATCAGGCCAAATGGCTTGAGGACGACAGCGACTTGAAGCTCGCCGAGAAGGGACGTCGCACCGGCGTGACTTTTGCGGAGGCTCTCGACCACACGCTGATCGCGGCCGCCAGGCGTTCGGCCGGCGGCCAGAACTGTTTCTATATCGGAGACACCAAGGACAAGGGCCGCGAGTTCATCGGCTATGTGGCGCATTTCGCCAAGGTGATCTCGAAGGAGCTCGTCGAGATCGAGGAGTTCCTGTTCGAGGACGTCCAAGAGGACGGTTCGACCAAGAACATCGCAGCCTTCCGAGCGCGCTTCGCGTCAGGCTTCCGCGTCGAGGCGCTGTCTTCGCGCCCGGAGAACATCCGCGGCCTGCAGGGCGTCGTCTGCATCGACGAGGCGGCCTACCACAAGGACGTGCGTGCGGTTATCGACGCGGTCAACGCGCTGCTGATCTGGGGCGGCAAGATACGCGTGATCTCGACGCACAATGGCGTGCTGAACCCGTTCAACGAGCTGATCCGCGAGGCGAACGCCAAGAAGAACCCGTTCAGCGTCCACTTCATCCCGTTCGCCAAGGCGGTCGACAACGGCCTGTTCCGCCGCGTCTGCGCGATCCGTGGTCGCACCTGGTCGCCAGAGGCCGAGGCCGCGTGGGAAGCGAAGATCCGCGGGGCCTACGGGCCGCGCACCGCCGCCATGCGTCAGGAGCTCGACGCCATCCCGGCCGAGGCTGAAGGCGCGGCGCTGACCCGGGTACAGATCGAGGCGGTGATGAAGCCCGGGACCGGCTCGATCGTGCGCTGGGCGCGTGACGACGCCTTCAAGAACCTGCCCCAGCATCTGCGCGAAGCCGCCACGATGGCGTTTTGCGAGGCGCAGTTGAAGCCCGTCATCGACAGGCTGGACTGGCGCAGGCCCCACGTCTTCGGCTGCGACTTCGCCCGCAAGGGCGACGGCTCGGCCTATGTGGTCGACGAGATCGGCGCGGATCTCGTGCGCCGGCGACGGCTGACGCTCGAGCTGCGAAACGTTCCCTACGAGACGCAGCGCGACATCCTGTTCTGGCTCGTGGAGAGGCTGCCTCGAATGTCGGGCGGCGCGCTCGACGCCACCGGCAACGGCGCTTATCTGGCCGAGGTGGCGTCCCAGAAGTTCGGAGCCTCGATCGTCGCCGTCAGCTTCTCGGGAAACCTCTGGTACCGCGAGAACATGCCCGGTTATGTCGAGGCCTTCGCGGACGAGACGATCCGCCTCGAGCCCGACGAGGACGTCCTGAAAGACCATCAGGCGCTGCAATATGTCGGCGGCGTCATCAAGGTCCCGGACGATCACCGCTTCAAGGGCCTCGACGGCTTCGACCGGCACGGCGACACGGCGATCGCGGGCGCGCTTTCCTATTGGGTCTCGACGCAGGATCTCCCGGAATACGGCTACACGCCGGCGCGTGAGGCGGACCCTGGCTATTCGCCGCTGCTCGGCGCGAACGTCGCCGGCGGCAGCTTCGTAGACTACGGATCGCGGAGGATGTGGTGAGCGGCCTCGTCGACCAGTACAACCGCCCGATCTCCTCGAAGGTCGCCATGCGCGCGCTGTCGGAAGAGGTCGCGCTGCCGACGCTCTCCGGCGTTCGCCGCACGATCGATGATGCCGTCGCGGCCGGAATCACGCCCGAGGGGCTGTCGCGGATCCTTGTGCGCGCCGCGAATGGCGACGCGCGGGCCTACCTCACGCTGGCCGAGGAGATGGAGGAGCGTTACCAGCACTATGCTTCCCAGCTGCAGACGCGGCGTCTTGCGATCGAGGGCGTGTCGGTCTCGATCGACGCGCCGGACGGCGTCGCTCCGAAGATCCTCGACGCCGTGACCGGGCTCGTCGAGACGCCGCGGTTCGAGCAGGCTTCGGCCGAGCTGACCGACGGCATCGCGAAGGGCTACGCCGTCGTCGAGATGATGTGGGACTATCAGGCCGGCTTTCTGCGTCCGGTCGAGTTCAAGTATCGAGATCCGCGCTTCTTCGTGTTCGACCGGCTCTCGCTTTCGGAACTCCGGCTTGCCGTAGATACGAGCTTCGACGGCGAGCTGCTGCAGCCCTTCAAATTCATCCGTCATCTGCCGCGCGCCAAGATGGGCATTCCGCTGCGCCGCGGGCTCGCTCGGCCGGCCGGCTTCGCCTTTTTGGTTCAGCAGTTTGGGCTGCAGAGCTGGGCAAGCTTCGCCGAGATTTACGGTGTGCCGTTCCGGCTCGGCAAGTACCACTCGGCGGCGTCCGACACTGACAAGCGCGCGCTGCTGACGGCGGTCCGCATGATCGCCCAGGACGCCGCCGCCATCTGCCCGACCGGCATGGAGATCGAGTTCCACAAGGTCGAGGGCCAGCACGGCGCCGACGTGTTCGGCGAGCTGATCGACTATGTCGACAAGCAGGTATCGAAACTCGTCGTCGGCCAGACGATGACGTCCGACGACGGCGCCTCGATGGCGCAGGCCAAGGTGCACAACGAGGTCCGCCTCGACATCCTGCGCGCCGACTGCAAGCAGCTCGCCCAGACGCTGAACCGCGATGTCGTCGAGCCCTTCGTCATCATGAATTTCGGGCCGCAGGACGCCTATCCGCAGGTGGCCCTGAACGTCGCGGAGCCCGAGGATACCGTCGCGCTCTCGGATGCGCTCGCCAAGCTCGTCCCGCTCGGCCTGCGTGTCGGCCAGAAGGGCATCCGCGAAAAGCTCGGGATCTCGGAACCGTCAACCGACGACGAGCTGCTCGGCCCGCCCAAGGCGGCGGACGATGGAGCGGACAGACCGGCGGGCGCGAAAGCCATCCACCCCAAGACGAAGATCCCCGATCGGCAGGACAGGTCGCGGGACGGTAACGGGTCGCCAACGTCGCCTGCGGCGCTCGCGGCGGGGCTTCGCGGGCATGTCACCGGCTGCCGATGCGGCGGCTGTCTCAATCGGCCTGCGCGCCTTGCGGCCGACCCCACCGCTGCGATCGACGCGCCGGACGAGGTCGACCAGCTCGTCGAGGAGATCATCGATCGCGAGTGGGAGGCGATCGACGCCGGCTTGGTCGGCCCGTTGCGCGAAATCCTCGACACGGCGACCTCGCTCGAGGAAGCGCGCGAAATGCTCGCCGCGCGCGGTCCGGACGCGAGCCGGCTGATCGAGTCGCTCGCGCGCGGGACGGCGATCGCGCGCGGAATCGGCGACGTCAGGGACTGAAATGGCGGACGAGCCGCCGATCGCCGCGCCTGCGCCGCGCAAGGGTTTCGCCACCCCGCCGGAAGTGCTCCGCTATTTCCGGGAGAAGCGGCAGGCGCCGCGCTTCTCATGGCTCGATGTGTTCGCGGAGGAACACGCGCGCGCCTTCACGGTTGCGAAGGCGGTGGAGACCGAGCTGCTCGACGCGTTCCGGACGTCGATCGACGGCGCGCTCGAGCGCGGCGAGGGCTTCGAGACTTGGAAGAAGCAGATCGAGGCGGATATTCGGCGGCTTGGCTGGTGGGGGCCGCGCGAGGTCAAGGACCCAGAGCTGCGCGACCGCACCCGCAAGGTCGACTTCTCCAGGCCGCGTCGGCTTCGCACGATCTTCTGGTCGAACATGAACGCCGCCCGCGCGGCCGGGCAATGGGATCGCATCCAGCGCACCAAGAAGGCGCTGCCCTTCCTGCTCTATGTCCGGACCACCGCGTCCGATCCGCGTCCGGAACATCTGCGCTGGGCGGGGATCATCCTCCACGCCGACGATCCCTTCTGGCGCACGCATTTTCCGCCGAACGGCTGGGGCTGCAAATGCACCGTGCGCCAGATCACCCGCCGTGAGGGCGACGCGTTGCTCGCAAAGGGGGAACAGCGTCTTCCCGGGCCAGACGGCCAGGATGCTGTCGTCAGCTACCGATCCAAGGCGCCCGATGACGGCCCGCCGAAAACCTTCCGCAACCGGCGCACCGGCGCGACGGCGAAGATCCCCGCAGGCCTCGATCCCGGCTGGCACACGAATCCCGGCCTGGCGCGCGCGGAGACGCTGACCGACAAGCTCGCCGAGACGCTCGCCGCGAGCGACGAGCCGACGGCGCGCGCGCAGATCGCCTCAATGATCGCCTCGACGGATCTCGGCGTCCTCGCAAAGCTCCCCGAACGAGCTCGCCTTCCTGTCGCGGTTGCGAGCCAGGTCGCCGAAGAACTCGGGGCGAAGAGCGCGATCGTGTCGATGTCGAACGACACGCTGGTGGCGAAGATGGCGCGTCACGGCTTCGGGCTGGAGGCCGCAGCGCATGTGCAGACGATCGTGGACGAGGGCGAGCCGACGCCGGACAGATCCGGCGCGTCGGCGCGCTCGCTGGTGGGGTCGATCGGCGATCAGCTGTGGCGTCTCGCCCTCGGCCTGTCGCGCGACGGCTTCCTCTATGTGCGGACGCTGCACCCGTTCAGCCCGCGACGGCTGGCGAAGATTCTGCGCGACAGGGATGATCGAGAGGACTGAGGCGGCCGGGAGGACGTGACCCCTCCGCGGTTGGCTCCGGCACCCCGTGAGTTTGCGCGGCCGCCTGTCTCACATATAGGCGCAAAACCCTTCGCCGTCGATCGGATGGGACACGACCGCCATAAATCGCTCAGGACGGCCGTTTGAGGTCTGGATGGCCCGTGTATGCGGCCCACCCCTGCGAGCGGCTTCTTGCGGCCCTTAATCGGCTTCTGATCGCGGCCCGACGCGGTAGGAAAGGCGCGTCCAGGCCCACGATGTCTCGATGGGCGGGCTGAACGCGTTCAGCCCCCGACGCAGGCGGCCGCTGACTAAAGCTTCGCCTCATGAGCCGCCCCGCCGCAAGTCCCGATCTGACGAATGTCGCAAGCGGCGTGCTGACGATCGACGTCGCCGTCGCGTCAGCCGCCGGATCGTCGGTCGCGACGCCGCCCGACTGGATCAAGCTCGGGCCGCGCGGCGCCTTCAGCTGTCGGGACGGCCGCAAGTTTTCCTTCGATCCGGAAGCGCTCGCCGCACGCTTTGCGTCCGAGGGCGTCGACATCCCCCTCGATCTCGACCACGGCATCGTGCAGGACCGGCCGGGCGCCGTGGCGCAGGGCTGGATCAAGCGGCTCGAGGCGCGCGCCGATGGCCTTTACGGTCAGGTCGACTGGCTCGAAGGCGGCCGCGCGGCGCTGAAGGCCCGGACGCACCGCTACGTCTCGCCGACATTCCACACCGACGACCAGGGGGCGGCGACGTGGGTCCATTCGGTCTCGCTCGTTCCCGCGCCGGCGCTCCCTGGCGCGGCCCTCGCTTCGGCGGGCGCGCCGACCCGTTTCGACAAACCGGAGACTGCATCCATGAAGGCGATCGCCCAGGCGCTCGGGCTCAATCCCGACGCCAACGAGCAGGCGTGTCTTTCGGCCCTCACCAGCCTGAAGGACGGCAGGGTCGACAAGGCCGTGCACGAGACGACGCTTGCGTCGCTTTCCGCGGCGAAAACGGAGCTCGAAAGCGTCCGCAAGGCCGCCCGCGACAAGGAAGTCGCCGAGCTGATCGACGGCGCGCTCAAGGCGAAGAAGATCCTCCCCGCCGAGAAGGACAGCTTCGTCACTCTCTGCGCGAGCGACGACGGCCTCGCCCAGGTCCGCAAGCTCATCGACGCGCGGCCGGCGCAGCTGGCGGCCTCCGGGCTGGACGGCCGCGCCGCGCCCGCCGGCGGGCTTGGCGAGCAGGAGTTCAATCCGGTTTCGCTGGCCGCGAAGGCTCAGGCCCTGGTCGCTGAAAGCGCGGCCTATGGCGTCACGCTCTCGATCGCCGACGCGGTCGCGAAGGTTAAGGCGGAGGGTTCGCGCTGATGGGTCTTTATGGAGGAACGCCGTCCTTCGAGGCGGCGGCGGCGATCGCCGGCCGCCACATCGTAGCGGGTTCGGGCGCCGGCACGAAGGTGCGTCAGGCCGCGGCCTCGACCGACAAGCTCGTCGGCGTCTCCGAGCGCATGGGCGCGGAGGCTGGCGGCTTGGTCGACGTGATCCAGGCCGGCTGGGCCGAGGTCGAACTCGGCGGAACGGTCGCGGCCTTCGATCATGTCACGGCCGACGCGACCGGCCGGGCTGTCGTGGCGTCGGGCGTCGCGGGTCAGTCCATCAAGGTCGTCGGCCAGGTCCAGGCGGACGGCGTCGCCGGCGACATCGTCTGGCTGCGTGTCGCGCCGAGCCTGATCGTCCTGCCGGCCTGACGCGCCGGTCGCCGCCCTTTCGAGCCCTCAAGGATCCAACTCCATGGCGCCTGTCCGCCCCTTCGTCACCGACGCGACGCTGACCGCGATCGCCATCGGCTACCGCAACCCGGCCTTGTCGTTCATCGCCGACAGGGTGCTGCCGCCGACGCCGGTGTTCAGCGAGAAATTCAAGTGGAACAGGTATCCGCTGAAGGAGGGGTTCGCGGCGCCGGACAACCGCGTCGGCCGCACGGGGCAGGTTCCCCGCGTCGACTTCTCCGCGACCGAGGAGACCTCAGCCGTCGAGGACTATGGCCTCGAGGCGGCGATCCCGAATTCCGACATCAACGAAGCGGCGCGGATGCGGGAGCTCGGCCAGACCAACGTCGACCCCGAACAGCAGGCCGTGATGGGGATCGCCGACTACAACCTCATCAAGCGCGAGCAGCGCGTCGCCGCGCTGGTGCACAATCCGAACACCTATGCGGCCTCGCGCCGTCTGACGTTGTCGGGAACCTCGCAGTTTTCGGACTACGCGAACTCCGACCCCATCGGCGTGATGAAGTCGGCGATCGCCGGCACGCTGATCTATCGGCCGAACACGGCGGCCATGGGCCCGTCGGTCTGGCAGTACATGTCCTCGCATCCCCACCTCGTGAACGCGGTCAAGGGCAACCTGACGAACCGCGGCATGATCACGAAGGAGCAGTTCGCCGCTCTGTTCGATCTGAAGGAAGTGCTGGTCGGCGAGGCCTTTCTCGACACGGCGCCGAAGGGCCAGCCGGCGAGCCTCTCGCGCGTCTGGGGCAAGCATCTGGCCCTGCTGCACGTCAATCCGCAGGCTTCGCCCCGCAACGGCATCACGTTCGGCTTCACCGCCCGCTACGGCTCGGCGATCGCGGGTCGTTTCGAGGACCGCAATGTCGGCCTCGAAGGCGGCGTGATCGTTCGCGCCGGCCAGCGGGAGAAGGAGCTCGTCGTCGCAGCCGACGTCGGCTTCCTGCTCGCCAACGCCGTCCAGTAGCGGCGGCCGGCGGATCGGCTCTCACCCCCAGCGAGGATTTGAAGGACATGACGTCTCGCACAGCACGCGCCTCGGGCGCGCCCGGCCAGGACGGCGCCGCGCAGGTCGCGGCCGGCGAGGCCGACGCCGGACCTGCGGTGATCGCTCCGGCGGTTCCGGACATGACGCTGGAGCCGGTCTCCGCGGAGATGATGGCGGACCCTCATCAGGATCCGGCGAGGCCCGGCATTCGCGAACAGCCCGTGGTGCGCGTGCAGCCTGTTCCGCGCGCGCTCGGCGACGACGACGCTCCGGCGTTTCCGGCCCGGGCGCGCGTGCTCGCCAGTGGCGACACGGTGACGGCGCGCGCGCTCGACCAGAGCCTCTCGACCGCCGACGTGCCGGCGCTCGGGCGGGTCCTGCATGACGGCGTCCTCTACGAGATCGGCGCGCCGGTGCCGGTCAACCGGCCGCAGTTCGAGCAGTTGAAGGACGCCCGGGCGGCCGAGGGCTTCTGGGTCGACATCTGAGAATTACCCGAGAGGGAGGTCTGGTACGCCTCGCGAGGGCCCCAGCACGTTTGGCGGACGCGGCTCCTTGGGGCCAGTCGTAGGGGTTCAGCCCGCCTCCCACACAGATCCCGAGGCCCCGAGGCGGTCCGCCGCCTGGGAGGGGCGATCCCGAGGCGACGGCTCCGCCTCGGGGCCAGACTCCGCGGGGCGGCGGATCGCCCCGCGGAGAAGGCCGTCGAGCCGAACGAGAGAGCCGCCCGTGCCGACCTACGCCACCCTTGCGGACATCGAGGACCGACATCCGAGCGAGCTCATCATGCTCGCGGCGGACGAGACCACCGGCCTGCGCTCCGATGCGCGGATCGAGCGTGCGCTCGCCGACGCGACCGCCCAGATCCGTGGCGTTCTCAAGGCGCGCTATTCGACGCTCGAACTCGAGCGGATCGACGCCGACAGCCGGGAGATGCTCAAGGTCTACGCGATCGACATCGCGCTCTATCGGATCGCGCTCTCGTTCTCCCGCTCGAACGAGCGCATCCGCGAGCGCTACGAGGCCGCGCTCAAGCGCCTCGAGGCGATTGCGTCGGGCAAGGGCGCTCTGTCTTTCGATAGCGGCGGCGGCACGGATCCGACGAGCCCCGCAGGCGGCGCCAGCGCTTCGCCCAACGAGGTGCTGATCGACGCTCCGGCTGAGCGCCGGTTCTCGGTGCGCAGGATGGGGCGGCTCTGATGGCCGGCGTCTCGATCACGATCGACGCGGCCGCGCTTGATCGGGCGATCGCGCGGGTCGGCGCGCTTGGCGAGTTCGACGCCGGCGACCTCATGTCGTCGATCGGAGCGCTCGGCGAGAGCCAGACACGCCGCAGGATCTCGGACGAGAAGACGTCTCCGGACGGCGCCGCGTGGCCGCCGAACCGTCGCGGCGGTTCGATCCTGGTCGAGACCGGCCAGCATCTCCTGCAGTCGGTCGCCTGGACGTCGTCGTCGGCCGAGGCCGAATGGGGGGCGGCGTGGGAGCACGCGCATGTCCACCAGTTCGGCGCCACGATCGTGCCGAAGAACGCAGAGCGCCTCGCCGTGCCGCTGCCGGGAGGGGGCGTCGCGCGGCCGACGAAGGTCGTCATTCCCGAGCGTCCCTTCGTCGGCCTCTCAGGTGAAAACCGGGCGGAGCTGCTCGAACTCGTCACAGACTTCCTTGGGGGGCTGTTCCAGTGATCGCTCCTCGTCCACTCGCCGAGCTGATCGCCGCCTCGCCGCTCGTCAGCGTCAAGACCGCAATCGCGACGGAGTTCGCACGGCTTCTGCCGGGCGTCGCCGTGGTCGTGCACCCGGGCAAGCTCGACATCGCCGACGTCGTGGCCGGCGACGTGGTGCGGGCTCCGGGAATTGCGCTCGGCTGGACGCGGATCCGCACGCCTCATGAGGCGGCCGGAACGTTCTCGTCGATCGTCGAGTGGGCGGCCTACATCGTCGCCGAGGATACGGCGGTGGCGAACCGCCGGACGGAGCGCGAAGCCGTTGCGCACGCGATCGGCTCCTTCCTCCTCGACATCCTCGCCGATCCCGAAACCTCGACCTGGGGGCTCGCGAACGTCGCGCCGCCGGCGCGCGATCCGGCGCCTGAACTTAGACCCGTCTTCACGGCGAAGAGCTACGCGGCCGGGACGGTCTATTACGCGGTGACCTGGTCGCAGGCGCTATTCGGCCTCGGCGCGCTGGCCTTCGACGAGTTCGGCGACGCGCCCGCTCTCGACGCGCAGGGAAGCTCGGCCGAGTTCGGCGGGCTGCCGCTCGAAATCGCCGAGGCGCTCGCCGCGGCGGAACCGGACGACGCGCCATGACGACGGACGTCGCCTCAGCAGAAATCCGCACGCTTCATCGCCGCATTACGCAGCTCGAACGCCGGCTCGCGGTATCGACGCTTCACGGCAAGGTCCATCCGGGGAGCCAGGACGCCGCCAAGCGCACGGTGCGGCTCGATCTCGGCAAGAACGCCGACGGCCGGCCGATCCTGTCGCCGCCCGTGCGATGGCAGCAGGCCGGCGCCGGGGCGTTCAAGATGCACAGCACGCCGGCCGACAACGAGCAGATGATCCTGTCCAGCCCTTCGGGCACGATCGGTCAGGGCTCGATCGCGATGTTCGGCACTTATGACCGGGACACGCCGGCCCCGAGCCAGGCCACCGACGCCGCGGTCGCGCAGCTCGGCGACGCTTCCGTCTCGTTCAAGAACGGCGAGCTGGCGATCGCCGCCGGCGGCGTCTCCCTCACGCTGACCGCCGCGGGCCCTGCGTTCGCGGGAGGCAAGCTGACCCACGAAGGCAAGAACGTCGGCGCCAATCACAAGCACAAGGACGTCGAGCCTGGAGGCGGGACGTCCGGTCCGCCGCTCGCATGAGGAAAGCCAATGGAAAAGCAGACCTACACTGTGACGAAGCGCGCCGGCCCAAAGGTCGCGGGCCAGCCCGTGTCGGCCGGTCAGGCGATCGAGCTGACCGCTGCGGAGGCCGCCAACGAGCTGCTCGCGGGCGCGATCACGCCCACGGGCGAAGATCTGCATCCGGCCTTCGACGAAACCACCAAGAAAGTCGAAGCGGCCCAGAGGCAGGCGGCTCCGGACGCTGGCGGCGAACCCCGGCCGGCCACGTCGAATCCCGCCGTCGGACGCGGTTCGAAAGAGGCCTGAACGGCCTTCGAAGAGGTTTCGGGCGCATGGCGGCGATCAGATATCGAAGGGGGATCGACCGACGCAGCGGTCGCGTCGTCGCCGGCTGGGCGCATGTCGCGCAGTCTCTCGAGGTGATCTGGACCACGCGCATCGGCTCTCGCGTCATGCGTCTCGACTTCGGCTCGAACCACTTCGGGCTGCTTTCTGAAGATCTGACGCCGGCGCTGGCGCTCCAGCTCTACGACAGCCTGGTGACCGCCGCGCACGCATTCGAGCCGGAATACCGGATCCGCGAGCTGCAGCTCGTCTCTCTCACGCGCGAAGGCGCGCTCGGGATTCGCCATCGCGGCCGCTATTACCCCGAAGGCCGGCTCGGCAACTACGATCTGTTCGCGGACCAGGCGGCGACCGCGTCGTTTGCTCGCCTTGCGCAGATCGCCCGCAGCGGAGTTGCGGGATGACGCGCTTCGCCGCCTCCCAGCTCGATCTGTCGAACCTTCCGGCGCCCGAGGTCGTGAAAAACCTGTCCTATGAGGCGATCCTGTCGGCGCGGCTTGCGCGCCTCGCAGAGCGCCTCTCCGCGGCGGGAGTTGGCTGGGACGTCGGCGCGCTCGAGACCGATCCCATCGCCATATCCGAGCAGGAAGACGCATTCCGCGAGCTGCTCGATCTTGCTGCGATCAATGACGCCGCCAAAAGCGTCATGCTCGCCTTCGCCATTGGCGGCGACCTCGACCAGCTCGCGGCCGACTACGGCATCGCCCGCCGCCTGATCCGGCCGGCTACGGCCGATACAGCGGCGGTCGCCGAAACCGATCGCGAGCTGCGACGCCGCGTCCAGCTTGCGCCCGAAGCCTTCACCACGGCGGGCTCGGCGGGCGCGTTCGCGCATCACGCGATGGAGGCGTCGAGCGCGGTGGTGGACGTCGGCTTGGTGATCCCGAGCCTCGGTCGCGTCGACGTGATCCTGCTCGATCGCGTGAGCGACGAAGGCGTTTCGACCGACGCGCGCCTCGCCGTGCGTGAGCGGCTGCTGCGCAAGGACGTCAAGCCGCTCACCGCAGAGGTGACGGTGAGGTCCGCGACAAGGCTCGCCTACCGGATCGAACTCCGGTTGCTCGTTCAGAACGGACCGGATCCCGCCGTCATCCGCGCCGCCGCGCAGCGCGCGATCGTCGCGATGCTCGCCGATCGCAGACGTATCGGCGCCGCTACTCCGCGGTCCGCGATATTCGCGGCCGCGCACGTCGCCGGCGTCGAGCGCGTCGAGCTCGTCGAGCCGGTTTCCGACGTCGAGCCGAAGGACGACGAGATCGCCAGTTGCAGCGAGATCGTCGTCAGTTCGGAGATCGTCGATGATTGAGACGCTCCTGCCCCTCAACGCATTGTCGATCGAGGCCGCGCTCGCCGAGGTCAACGCCGGTCGCAGGCCCTTGCCCGCGCATTTGGTCGCGACCGTCAACCGGCCCGCGGTCTGTCCGTCCGATCTGCTTGGCTATCTCGCATGGGCGCGCTCCGTCGACGTCTGGGACGAAAGCTGGAGCGATGACAAGAAGCGCTACGTCATCGCACACGCCTTCCGCGACCATCGGCTGAAGGGGACCCGCGAACTCATCGAGCGCTATTGCGGCTATGTCGGCGCTGCGGTCATCGACGTGATCGCGCCGCCGCAGCGCTTCGTGCTGGGCCGCGCCCGCACCGTGGAGGAGATCGAGGCGATCCATGGCCGGCTTCCCGAGGTCCGCATCTATTCCTCGATCGAACCCCGCGCCGCGCGCGGCCTTTTCTTCGGTCATTTCGTCCGTGGCGCCGGCCAGGCGTATCGGGCGAGCAGCGCGGCGGGCGCGCATGAGGTTCGGGCGGAGCTGCGCAGGGGCGGCACCGTCTCCAGACTGAGACTGGCTGAGGTCACGCCGTCCAATCTCGACGACGAGACGGCGCTGTTCGAACGGCTGTTCCTGCCGCACGCCAACAGCGCGTCCCGTGTGCTCGGGCGGTTGCGCCGCCGCGCGTTCTGGGGCGATCGCGAGCCGACACAGTTCGTCGCGTCCTTCAGGCGTTCGGTCGACGGCGACGCCGATGGCGGCGGGAGCGTCGGCCCCGGCCTCTATCCGGCCATCACGCGCCCCGATCGCGTCTACCCGGCGGCGCACGCCCCGCGCCTCAAGGCTTTCTACGGCAGGCGGCTCGGCCGCTTCCGCACGGCCACCCAAGCCGCCGCGCGCTCCTACGATCGGTTGCGGCTTTGGGACGAAAGCGCCGCGTCCAGGTCGCCGAGGCGCGCCGCGGTCTGGGGACGCAGCCGGCGCGGCGCCGCGCCGCTCACGGCGATCGTGTCGATCGCGATGACGACGAGATCGTCCGCGCGCAAACGCTTCATCGGCGGCCCGCTGCGCGGCGCGATGGTGGCGCACGACCCGGTTCCATTCGCGCGGGTGGTGGACGCAATACGGGCCGCGAAGGTCCCCCACGAGCGCATTTTCATTGATCTCGCCGACGCCTTCGAGCGGCGCGTCTACGGAGCACGTCCATGAAGAGAAGCATCGTCTTTCAGGACAACATGGAGGCGCTGGCGTCCGACGAGAACGATCTCCAGTCCTACGTCAAAGACTACAACGACACGCTGATCGGGGACTGGCTCCAGCCTGCCGCTCGCAAGCGCTTCGCCGGCTTCGCCACGTCGCGGGCTGACGCGTTCACGCTGACGGTCGGATCCGGACGCCTTTACGCTGACCAGCGGATGTATGACCGGCCGGCGGCCGGCGACGTCGATCTGACCCCGTACATCCCGACCGTCGCCAAGCGTGTCGTCGCCATCGTGCTCTATGGCGAAACGATCGACGCCCGCGAAGTGCTGCGCGACTTTCTCGTCAACGCCGACACGGACGAAATGGCGCCGCGCAGCGTGCTCCTGGAGCAGCATCGTCTCGCGCGCGTCGCCGTGGTGCCGGGCGTGGAGAGCCCCGCGCCGCTCGCGCCCGTCATCGAGTCCGGCTATCTGCTGCTTGCGACCGTCACCTTGAGCAGCGGCGGCTATGCGACCGCGAGCGCGATCACCCGCGCCGACGAGAACGAGATCGAAAGCCTCGTCGACTTGTTCGAGCGGTTCGACGCGCAGGCTGACAAGGACCGGACGCAGGATCAGACCATCGACGGGCTGCGGTCGGACATCGAGCAGCTCGAGGCACGGCTTCGCGGCGTGTCGTCGACCACGGCGCTGCTTGAGGTGGCCGCCGACGTCGCCCGGCTGAAGGAAGCCGCCGGACTGCCGGACGTCAGGACGTCCTATGGGGCCGACCGCTTCCTGACGACCGCCGAAACCGACGCGACGCGCGCCGGCTACGACGCGCGGATCTCCGAAGGCCTGCGCTTCGCCCACGCCAACGTCTCGGAAGTCCAGCTCGCCCTGCAGGACGTCTACGACGCATCCGTCGAGCTCACGGCGGGAGGCATGATCCTCCCGCGCAACGTGGACAAGACGGTCATCTCGATCGGCGAGAAGAAGAAGGAGCGCACCGGCGAGGTCGCGATCGCCACCTATGCGACGGTGAACTTTCCCGGCCGCCAGCTGCGCCTCGCCCGCGCGCGCATCCGTTATGGCGAGGATTTCCGCGTCTCGACCGCCAGCCGCTGGTGGGACAGCGGCCAGTATGATCCCGTCACCAACATCTTCCGCAAGGACGGCGAAACGTTCGAGGTCGTGAGCGACCGCGGGCTCGAAAAATACGAGCGCGTGCGCGTGCGCCGCTATTGGGTCGATCTGTTCAACGACGACGAGTACTGGGCCTACACGTCATCGGTCGTGGCGATCTCGGGCAAGGTGCTGGCGCAGACCTATCTCAACGGCTCCGGCCGCTGGATCAAGGCGGTGCGGTTCTATTGCTCGCGCAAGGGCGCGGCCGGCAACGTCTCCGTCGTCATCACCAGGACTGAGAACGGCAAGCCGGACCCCTCACAGGTCATTGCGTTCGCGACGCTGCCCTACGCTCAGGTGGTCGACGACGGCTGGATCCGCATCAACATCGAACCCTGCTTTTTCAGGCGGGGAGACCGTATCGCGATCCACCTCGTCTCGGCCGGCGACCACTGGTTCGCGACGGCCGACGGCGATGAGTACGCCGGCGGCACGCTGTTCGCCTATCAGGACAGCGACTACGCCGAGGCGATGAACAAGAAGACGCTCTGCTTTCAGCTCATCCAGGCGTCCTTCAAGTCGACACGGACCGTCGTCGCCCTGCAGCCATGGTCGCTCGACGGCGGCATCGCCTCGATCGACATCCTGGCGGGCATGACGTTCGGCAAATCCGGCAACCTCGCCTTCGAGATCAAGATCGGGTCCGAATGGCTCCGTCTCGACGATCCGAAGGGCGGCGTCAGCGCGCTCGTCACCGTCGCTCCGCTGCCGCCATTGGTGCAGGCGCGCATCGTGATGACGCATACTGCGGACAACGCGCCCGCCGTGGTGCTCTCCGGCAGCCGGGTCCGGCTGTCGCGCCCGAAGACCACCCTCAAGCACTTTTCGAAGCCGCGCGTCCTGCCCGGGTCCGCGACCACGAGCTCGGTCCGTGTGCAGCACCGCATCAGCGACTGGAACGCGCTCGCGCATACCTTCTCGTGCCGGCTGCTGACCGGCGCCGGCTACGCCACCGCGCAGACGGGCACCCAGACCATCGCGACCACGGCCGAAGGCGTGCTGATCACCACCGTCTTCAGCCTCGGCGCGCCGGTGTCGTCGCTGGTGATCGAATCCAACGGCGCCACGGCGTCCGCGAGCGAGGTCTTTCCTGTCGACGAGCGCGTCGACGTCGAACTGTGAGGACAGCGATGACTGCGAAGAAGACGGCGGCCAAAGTCGCGCCGCCCAACACGGTCGACCCTGCGGTCATCTACCAGGTGCGGATGACGCGCCCGGTCGCGACGCCCGCTTTCGTCTATCGGCCCGGCGAGGACCACCGCATGAGCGGCGATGCGCTGCTTGCGCTGGCGAAAGAGGCGGGCCTCGCGGTCGAGGAGTTCGCGGTCTTCGAGGAGATCTAGATGCTCGAGGACCGCTATCGTATCCGCCCGCGTGAGTCGCTGAGCGCGAGCGTCCTCACGGGGCGGCTCAATGACGTGCTGGGGCAGATCGACCGGCGCATCGTCGGCGTCGAGCAGTTCCCGGCCGCGGTGCGGGAGCTGGAGACGCGGATCGCGAACGCCGAGGCCAACACGCCCTCGACGACGGCCATCGCCAACGCCCTGGTGAGCGTCGAGGGGCTCCAGTGGGAGGTCCGAGCCTACGCGGACGACGCCGCCGGAGCGCGCGACCAGGCCGTCGGCGCCGCCACGGTCGCGGTCGAGGCGCGCGACCATGTCGAGGGCGCCGTCTCGAACCGGGCGTTGACGGACCTGTCGAACGTCGGCGACTTCCAGGCGGCGCTCGCCAACATCAAGGCCGCGGCGTCGCTGACGACGCGCGCCGCGCTGGTGGCGGCGACGCTGCTGTTCCCGGCCGACTCCATCGTGCGCGCCGGCGGCTACTCCTATGTCAAGGACGGCGGCACGGACATCGCCGACCTGCCTGGATGGTCGCCGCAGGGCGAATTCAAAACTCCCGAGCAGTTCGGCGCCGTCAGCGACGGCATCGCCGACGACGCGCCGGCGGTCCTCGCGCTGATCCGCAGCGGCGGCCGGATCTATTTTCCGGAAGGACGTCGCCTTTTCAGGAGCACTCTCGAAGTTCTGCCGGAGCGGGATATCGACATCACGATGCACCCCAGAGCGGTGCTCGTTGCCGGCCCGATCGACGGGATGGGCATCAAGATCTGGCCCGCCGCGGCCGTCATGGATGCCGGGTTCAAGCTTCGATTTTCGTGGATCGGCGGAAAGTACGACTATTCGGCGATCCGCCGCAGCACTGTCCATCCGTTCAGCGGCATCTACGCCTTCAACCCGGACTATCCGACCCGGCCGCACTTCCCGCCGGCAAATCAGGGCGCGTCAAATGTCTGCGACGCTCTGAGCTTTCACGGCTCGTACCAGCCGTCCGGTCAATCTTATCGCCTTAACGGCATAGCAAGCGTCACCATCCGGGATGTCCACTTCTACGCTGGCAAACACTTTCTGCACGGCGGTGGCGACAGCGCGATTTTCCCCGAGGGAATCGACAACTGCAACATTACAGAATGCAGGTTCGACGGCTGCGTTGACGCGGGCGTCTACGTCTCCGGCGCCAATGACGGTGCGCCACCCCCGTCGCGCTACAACGTTTCATACAACTACCTCGAAAACTGCGCGCTGGCGATCCAGTTCAAGCGCGGGCCGCAGGGCTGTACAGCGAGCGGCAACACGATAATCAACTGCATTCGAGGGATTTCGGCCGCGCGCACCGGCACCGGGAAGATGATCGGCGGCGAAATCCGCGGCAATTATTTCGAGCGCTGCAGCCGTGCGATCGAGCTGTATTGGGCCGAAGGCTGGGCGGTCATCGGCAACTACTGCCGCAAGGCGGGCGCGAAGACTTATGAAGGCACGGTGGCCGCGGTGGGCTGGAACGGCATGGACGTCAGCCCTGACGTCCCCTCGGCTGTGCGCTTCGACGGCGCCAACAAAAACATCGTCATTGGGAACGTATTCGAGGGCGTCATCCCCGAGCTGAAGAGCTACGGGATCGATTACGCGGTCCGGATGAACACCGGTAACGACGGCGTCCCCGGGCACGAGATCATCAACACGCAGAACATCATCGCCAACAATATCTGCGACGGATGGATGGCGTTCTACTACGAGGCGTTCCACGGCGAAGACAATTTGTGGTCCGACAACCCTGTTTACAACGAGACAGCGCCGAGCGTCGGGTCGACCATCGGCAAAGGCTCCCGCACGCGGCGCTTCACTGTCGACAATAGGCCGCTGTTCAGCTCGGCCGTATTCGGCAGCGGCGCGACGACGTCTCCCGCCATTCGGCGATCAGGCGCCGAGGGGACGGGTATCGGGTTCGATGCAGCCGGCGAAACCTTCATCACGGACGGGACAACCCGACTTTTGCGGGTCGGGACATCTCTCGCGACGTTCGCCGTCCGGATTGCGTTCGCGACCGACAACACGCTCGATATCTGCTCGCCGAGCAACAGGGCGCGGACGCTCTATGCCGGCTCGCCCGCGATCAACACATCGGACGAGCGAGAAAAGCAGGATATCCGCCCGATCGACGAGGCCGAGGCCGCCGTCGGCCAGCGGCTCAAAAACCTCATCAGGTGCTTCCGGTTCAAGGACGCCGTGGCGCTCAAGGGGGATGGGGCTCGGCTGCACTTCGGCGTCGTCGCGCAAGAGGTTCGGGACGCGTTCGAGGCGGAAGGGCTCGACGGCTTCGCCTACGGGGTGCTGTGCTTCGACACGTGGGATGAAGAGCCGGAGATCGTCGAGGTTCTGGAACAGCCTCCGATCTATGACGAGAACGGCGTCATGATCAGCGAAGCGGTCGAATACGTTGCGCCGCGCCCTTACCGTGCGGCTGGAGAGCGGTTCGGCGTCAGGTATGACGAGCTGTTCGCGATGGTGCTGGCTTCGATCTGACGGGGCGTGGGGCTGAACCTGTTCAGCCCCACGCCCCGCCTTGCGCCGCGCCAGTCTGGCCATGACGGCCGGCGACGGTCAATGCAGTCCTGCGAAGCCCTCGGGAGCGCCTCATGTCCGTGACCAGCCCGAATGTCGGCGTCCGCGTCTTCTCGGATCTGTCCAACACCGTCGCCTCGATCGACGCGCGCGACTCCACCGTGATCGGCATGGCGATGCCGGCGCCGAACGTCGCCGTGGGCGACCAGGCCCTGTTCCCGCTCAACGAGCCGGTCCGCATCTCGACCGACGACGCCGAGACGGTCGCAAAGCTCGGCGCAGGCCTCGCCCGCGACGCCTTCGCCCAGATCGCTTCCGAGGGCGTCACCGCCGACGTCGCCTTCGTCCGCGTGCAGCACCATGCGACGATCGACACCCAGATGGGCTATGTCGTCGGCGGCGCGGCGCAGAAGACGGGCCTTTGGGCGCTGCTCGAGGCAAGAGACCATATCGGGATCGAACCCGGGCTGATCATCGCGCCCGGTTACACCTCGCAGCGGCTCGGCGGCGAAGCCAATCCGGCCGCGACCGCGATCAACGCGATCTGCGACCGCATCATCGACTGCATGGGCGTGGTCGACACGCCTGAAACGAGCCGGGAGGCCGCGGCGACATACGCGGCCGACTTCGCGGTCTCGCTCAACATGCTCGCGATGTACCCCGCCGCCCGCGTGTACATCGGCGGCCAGACCGTCACGCGCCCGCTCAGCCCGAACGTGGCGGGCGCGATTGTCCGCAACGACCGCGCCAACGGCAACCCGTTCAAGGCGTTCTGGAACAAGGGGCTGAAGGGCATTCTTGGGCCGTCCCAGCGCGTGAGCTACTACGACGGCCGCATCGATCACGACGCCAACTTCCTCAACTTCGCCGGCGTCGGGACCGTCATCGAGAACAAGCTTCTCTGGTCGCCGTTTACGACCGCGACCGACCCCACCGTGAAGGCATGGCGGTCAATCAAGCGCATCCGCACCCGCCGCTCGATCGAAAAGGCGATCCCGCGCGCGCTGCGCCAGTACAATTCGATGGATCTCGGGCCGCACCTCGTCACGCTCGTCGGGACCGCGCTCAGCCAGGCGATCGACGAGCGCGTCGCCGCCGGCGCGCTGATCGACGGCGAAGTCGTCTGGAGGCGCGGCGAGAACCAGCCGACTTCCCTGCGCGACGGCGAGCTCCGCCTCACCTTCCGCGCCGAAGAGACGCCGGATCTCGTCGACTTGCAGATCGCCAGCGAGGCGATGCCCGAAGCCTTCGAGACGCTCACCGCCTCCATCGAGGCGGCGATCGTCGCGCTCGGCGACCCGAACATCCGCGTCGCGGCCTGACCGCGCGCACTTCAGCCTGACGATCACGCGAGGAGAGCGAGACGATGGACCGCCTGATCATGGGCGCGAACTGGTGGATCCAGGAGGTCAACCAGCGCCTTCGCGTCGAGCGGCTGCAGCTGCCGTCGCTGACCCGCGAGATGACCCAGATGACGCCCGGCGGCGGCTGGTTCTCGCTCGACGTTCCCGGCGAGATCAAGCAGCTCGAGGCTCCGTTCTCACTGAACGGCGCCCATGAGGATGTCCGCTCGCTGTTCGGCCGAGAGCCCGGCGACTGGACCAACTTCTTCTACTACGAGCGGCTCCGCGACATCGTGAACGGCCGGAACCTCGGCCGCGTGGTGCACCTGCGCGGCCTGCTCAACGAGGTCGAGCAGCCCGAGGTCACCGGCAAGAAGGGCGAGCCGGCCAAATACAAGGTCGGCACCATCGTGCTCTACAAGGACATCGTGAACGGCAAGACCGTCCACCTGTTCGACGTCTTCAACAACAAGCTCGTCATCAACGGCGTCAACTACACCGCCGAGCACAACCGCCTGATCGCGGCCTGACGCGATGAACGGACAGAACAAGGGCGCCGGCGCGCCCGACGAAGTCACCGACGGGATCGAAGAGTTTCCGCTTCCCGAAGGCGTGGCGCTCGACGCGATGCTCGAGGACGGAGCGGACGCGAAGCCTTCGCGGCCGGCGCCGAAGCCCGAGGTCGCGGATCTGGCCTTCACGGGCAAGCGGGTGCGGTCCAGAACCGTCGATCTGGCGTTTCCCTTCGAGATCGACGGGCGGATCGTGGACAGCGTCACCATCCGCCGCCTCAACGGCTTCGAGATCGCCGAGCTGGCGGGCGTGGTGATCAAAGCGGATGGCGGTTTCGACCGCTACGAAGTTTTCGCCGCCATGACGGGACTGCCAGCGCCTGTGCTCCGGGGGCTCGACCAGGACGACGGGGTCGATGTCCTCGCCGTGTGCCAGGATTTTTTGCCACGCGTGTTGGCGACCGGCGGGTAGGCCTGTCGATCGCCGACTGGAGAGGCGTGGTCGGCCGTGTGTCTGCGATATTCGCGACGCCGCTGCCGCAGGTGATGGCCATGGACTGGGACGAGATATGCGGCTGGTGGGCGCAGGCCGCCGACGTTCACGCCGACACTTGGGGCCTGCTACCCGCCATGTTCGCGAGGCGATAGATCATGACGGACCTCGACGTCGCTCTGCGGTTGCGCCTTCTCAATCAGCTGTCCGGGCCGGCCAAGGTCGCGGAGAAGGACCTCGCGGGCCTCAAAAATAGCGTCAAAGGGCTGGACGGCGCGAAAGGCGGGGAGCGCCTCGCCGGCAATCTTCGACGCGTCGGCGACTCGGCCGGGAAGGCCGGACGTTCCGTCCGCGATCTCACGAGCGCCGCCGGGCGGCTGGATCAGTCGGAAGGCGGTCGAGGTCTGGCCAGGTGGCTCGACGCCGTGAGGCGCAAGGCCGGCGAGGCTTCGAGCGCGCTCCAGAAGGTGAGGCGTCCGGACGGCGGCGCGCCGGCGGGCGTTTCCATGAGCCGCGGCCAAGCCGACAAAGCCGGCCTCGACATCATGCTCCCGCGCGGGACGATCGGCGGTTTGATTGGAGGCGCCGCCGCATACCAAGGCGTGAAGCAGACCGTTGGCGCTGCGATCTCGATCGAAAAATCTCTCGCCGAGGTCCGGAAGTTCTACGATCTGAACGACAAGCAGCTGTCTGAAACGAAGGCCGAGATTTTCGGGCTAGTAACGCAAATGGGCAAATCGCCGGAGGCGATCGCCGAAATCTATGCGTCCGCCGGACGTCAAGGCATCCCGCGTGAAGAGGTGCGTGGCTACGCGGCCGATGTCGCCAAAATTGCAGTGGCGTGGGACACGGCCGAAGGTGAGACCGCCGACGCGATCGGAAAATTGAAGTCGATTTTCGGCTTTGACCAGCAGGGCGTGCGGCGCATCGCCGGCGCTATCAATGAGGTCGCGGACGGCCTGCAAGGCCCTGTCAGCGAGCGAGGACTTCTCGACTTTCTGGGTAATGCGGGTAGCACTGGCGCTGGCGTTAAGCTGGCCGCCAAAGAGATCGTCGCCTTCGGCGGCGCGCTCGCTTCGATGGGCATGGAGCCGTCGAAAGCAGCAAACGCCTTCAATGCGCTGATCGGTAAGCTTTCGGACGCAAAGGGTCTCAGCAAGGACGCGAAGGCAGAGGTGAAGAAGCTCGGCCTAAATGTGGCGGCGCTGGAGACAGACGTCAAAACAGACGCTCTAAAAACTCTGCTCGACGTGATCGACCGGCTCGGCGCTTCGAAGGACCCCATCAAGGCGACCAACGAGATCTTCGGCCTCGAGTACGGCAACGAGATTCGCGACCTTGTGAATGTGAGGGCACAGCTCAGAAACGCGCTCAGCCTCGTTCGCGGAGAAGATGCTGGCATCGGCGGCCTCGACAAGGCGTTCTCTATCAAGTCTGCAACCACCGACGCCCAAATTGAACGCTTTAAGGCCAACCTCAAGCAGACTTCCGATGCGGTAGCGGGCAGCTCGTTGCCACTGATCAATGAGGGGCTCGATCGGCTGAACACGGCTCTTGGCGTCGTTCGCCAAAACGGCGACGCCTTCGACCCACTGCAGGCCGGTTTGCGGGGGCTCCTTGACGCGATCGACCGAACTCCTGGCGAGATCGAGACCCTCAAGAACTTCTGGACGGCTCTGCGCGGCGAGGGCCAGGAGAAGAAGCAAGCGGGCGCGAACCTCAAGACTGCTGTTCAGGACCGATCGGTATCGCTCGAGAATGGCAATGTGCTCGATCGCGCCGAATCGGCCTTCTGGGCTTGGGGCTCGACAGACGACGAGATGGCGGCGGCTCGGCGCCGCCGTGACGGCGCCAAAGCCAACAAGCGCGTTCAGGATGTCTTCTCGTCCGTCGGCGTCGCGGACAAGGCGCAGATCCCGGTCCAGCCAAAGGTTGATCCGGCCGCCTTGCAACGGCTCCAGCAGATGCTCTCGATGCCGCTCGACGGCGCGGCCGTTAAGGCGATGGCGGGCTACGACGCGGCGATCACCGCGGAGGGCCAGAAGGCGATTGGCTCGGCGCAACAGATATCTGACCAGCTTCGCTCCATCCTGTCGTTTCACGCCACGCCAACGATCTCGCCCCGCTTCACCGCTCCCTCCATCGGCGGCGGAGCAACGCCCGCCGCGCCGGCCGGCGGCGCCACCGGAAAGCAATCCAGCCTTCCGCACGGCGGCGAGAAGGTCGCCATCACTCAGAACTTCAATCACGCCAGCCCCCGCGCGGCGGCGCGGGCGGCCCAGCGGGAACAGAACCGGTCGATCCGGATGGCCAAGGCTCGCGCCCTACATGACCTCGGGAGCCCGCTGGCATGACGGGCTTGATCGCCGTCGGCTCGGCCGTACTGCGCGTCATCGGCATGAACCCGCAGCGCGTCACCACGTCCAGCGAGACCCGCGCGCCCGGCAAGGCGACCTTCGGCGGCATGGACTATCAGCTGACCGGCGTCGGCGAGCAGACCACCACGATCGAGGCCGAGACTTTTCCGCATGTCGTCGGGGGCCTCGACGCGCTGGAGTGGTTGACCCGGCATCACGAGGCGGCGGACGAGGTCAACCTGATCCGTCTCGGGTCGAACTATCTCGGGCTGATGGAGGCGCGCGTCGTCATCCGCACGCTCGAGGTCGACGAGGACCGGATACATCCCTTCACCGGCGTCGGCCGACGCGTCGGCTGCACCGTGGAGCTGCTCCATGTCTGAGGCCCGCCCGTGAGCGTGATCGAGGTCCGCGCGGAGCGGGAGCGGCTCGACCGACTGGCGCGCGCCGGCCTCGGCTCGGAGCGCTCGGGCGGAATCGAGGCGCTGCTCGCCGCCAATCCCGGCCTTGCGGCCGCAGGCCCGTTCCAGGCGCTTGGCGCACGCCTCCGGCTGCCGGAGACGGTTGTTCCGCCAGAGCGGCCCGACGCGCCGACCAGGCCGTGGGAGTAGCCGCATGGGCGTGCTGGACTGGGGCGGGGAAGGCAGGGCGGGTCGGCCGGTCCTGATCGTTCTCGGGCCGAGCGGCGCGGATCTCGTCCCGCGCTTCGGCCCCGCCTTGCTTGGCGTCACGATCACGGACAAGGCCGGACGCGAGAGCGACGAGCTCACAATCCGCCTCGCCTATCGGGCGCCCTGGGACACGCCGCCGCCAAAGGGCGCGCGCTATGTCGTTCTGGCCGGATGGAGAGGTGGGAGCGCGCCGGTTCAGCTCGGGATCTACACCGTTCAGCGCCGCCGCCGCGTCGGCGATCCGGAGTCCGGCGAACAGATTCACATCATTTGCCGCGCCGCCGACATGACCGACAAGGCCAAGTCGGCCGCCAGCCGGCACTACGACGCCGAGACCGGCCACGGCGCGGCGGGCAAGATCTTCGAGGACGTGGCTAAGGAGCTCGGCGTCGCCGCCGCGATCGACCCGTCGATCGGGGGCGTTTCGATCCCTTACCGGCTGCGGTGGCGTCAAAGCGCGATGGACTTCGCGAGCGACCTCGCTGACGAGATTGGCGCGACCGCCAAGCAGCAGGGCGGCAAGCTGGTCGTGACGAGCCGGGCCGGCGGCTCGTCTTCATCCGGCGAGACGCTCCCGACGGTGCGGATCAGCCGGGCCGCCGTCTATTCCTACGAGGCCGACGTCGAGCCGCGCGAAGAGTTCGAGGCGACCAGTTCGCCATGGTTCGACCAGGAGAGCGGCAGAGCCGAGGCCGAGACGTTCGAGGGCGGCGGCTCGTCATCCGTCGCGGCTCAGCTGTTCCAGGCGCCGGGCAAGGATGAGGCGCAGCGCCAGGCGCGCGCGACGTCTGACGCGCATTCGCGATCGACGGCGAGCGGCTCGTTCGAGATCCGCGGCGACGCCACGGCTCTGGCTGGCGCGCCCGTCGCCTGCGAAGGCTTCGGAGCGGATATCGACGACGTCGAATGGCGGGCCGAGACCGTGACCCACGAGTTCGACCCTGAAGGCGGATGGACCACGACTGTGGAGGCGGAGAGCAAACCGAGCGCCAGAGAGGCTTCGAAGACGTCTTGAAGCCCGTTCGAGGGCGCTTCGAACGGCGGCTACATCGAGCGGCGAGGGTCCGATTTCTGCTGCAGTTTCAAGTGTCCGCTACTGCAGTTTCAAGTGTCCGGCTACACCCATCCCGCATGGCCGGCCGGTACCGATCACGCCTTCCCGACGGGAAGAGGTTCGGACAACAAATCACGAGACTCACGTCGGGTCAAGGAAT